ATGATTTGAAAATAATGTACGTTCCTGACCATAAACCAACTCTATTTCATCCAAAATAGATTGGATACTTTTAAACATAACAACATTGTCGGGAGTATAATCGTCAAATGACAATTCGTTATTCAAATAGTTTTCACATAGTTTATGAACTTTTGTACCTCGGCGGGATGCTTGAGTAGAAATCTTGTTAGCTTGTTTTTCACCAACACGTTTTCTCCATTTGATTATACCTTCTTTTTTATAATCAGAAAGTACAGTAGTAACGGAAGGATATTTTTCACCATCAGGAGTTACATAACATCTTTTTCCATTTTCATTTGTAGTTTTTAGTTCTAAATCACCAAGAACATTTTCATGTATAAACATTATTCAATTATTGGTAAAGTGCTATACTTATGCGCCTTCTTTATTTCTTTTAGTTTATCATTAAAAGCCGCATCTGGTTTTTTAGGTCCAATGTTATCATAAGCAAATCCTGGAAGAGAAATTAATTGTACTATTTCACCATTACATTTAAAATTCATATGTTCTGTCTGAGGAACATCTTCTGCACAAGGAGATTCAGTAGGAATCTTCCTATCAGCTATTTTTAATTCCTTTTCAAAAACATTTCCACATTTTGTACATTTATAATCATATGTTGGCATAATACCTTTTTTACATTTTATGAATACCAGTCATACCTTTTGATTTTGCTATTGACAAATATTCTTTTGCAGTATTAAAAAATTGAACAGATGTATTATCTACTATTACATTAATATCATCTAATTGTTTTGGAAAAGTATCATCAATTAGATGTCTATCCTTTTTCTCAATTTTATCAAAAATTGTTGGATTTAAATAACATGCTCCTGATGTTGCTAAAAGTTCTTTAGTTATTTTATAATCAGGTCTAACTGAAATCTTATCTATCTTATCATTTTTATATTTAATGAAAGTTTTAAATTTACTATCACCCATAGTCATATGTGATAAAATAGAAATAGCTTTTTCGCTATCTTTATGTGATTTATAATATTTTTCTACATCAAAATTATATAAATTATCACCATGTAAAAATAAAAAATCATCATTTTCAAATTTATAACTTAATTGGTTTAAAGATTGTGCAGACCCAACACCACCTTTTTGTTTATGAGTATTAACCATAAAACTTCCAAATTTTCTTAATGCTAATTCAATTTGATTATGATAATAACTTGTTGTAATAACTATTTCATCAATATTAAATTTTTGTAACCATTCAAGATTGTGAAATAGAATCGGTTTCGCCTTCACTGGCAATAAACACTTTGGCATCATATCCGTAAAGGGCCTTAACTCTGTATTCATGCCAGCACAGGTCATCAATACTTTCATTTTTTTGCTTTCTTTTTCTTAGTTTTTTTGGTGCTTGTAAAACGGCCCTGACTATCCCTAGTAGGTTCGGGTTGGGGTTGTTGAAGATACTCCGGAAAAGAGTTATAAGCCACGAGGTGAGTAATCTTATCATATTTTTCTTGGAGTTTTTTGTCCTTCATATACCAAAGATCATCAGCCTCAGAGGGGTGCAACGAGTTAATCAATTCGATCCACAGAGTTTCACGCTTTACGCTGGTTAACGTTGGGTGTCCCCCCTCGATAAATAAATATAATTTTCTTACTTCATAATTTAAAGTAGCTCCATCATCAACTCCTTCAATAAATCCTCTTCGTGGATTAAACTCATCTTCTTTTAAATCAGGTCGCCCTTCAGGAAGCAGAAATTTTATATCTTTATTAAAATTATGCCGCAGTAATTCCCTTACTGCCTTAGACGGATTTTGTCGCAAATAGTTAATGCGTTCTTCATCAGTTTTCATCATATTTGCAACTGATAATATTTCACTTGACATTTTAGCCGCCATGATATCTCCTAAAATTCATTTATATGCTCCATTAAATTTTTAAGTTTATGTTTTACAAAATAATTAAAAAGTTTAGTCCTACCAACTTCTGGTTGTCTGTCATATTCAACCACAATCTTATCTTGCAACCATTCAGGAATCTTTGTTAAATCAATTAACATTTCATTCCTACGATAATTACGTAATTGTTCTCCTTGGCAAAACACATCAGGTTCAAGTTCAGACCAAACTGAAACCTTTTTCTTTGATAATGGCGTTTGTCTTTTATCAGTAACAAATGTATCATCACTAGATAAAAAATTAGGAACACCATCACTTACATCACCTCTAAGAATATGTTCTCTTAAAAAATTTTCTGGATTATCAGTATTAAGAAAAGCCTTCTTGAGAGGAGAATATTGACTTACGTTTTTATATTTTTGTAATTGAATAAAATCCTTATCACTTGATAATATTAAAATAGGTTCATTTGTATCATTATTTAATATAAGAGCGGCAATAATATCATCTGCCTCTGCTTTATCTATATATACAACCTTATAAGGAAAATTTTCAGCTATTTCTTCTCGTACCATGTGTAATAATCTGAATAATTCAGACCAATCGAAATCAGATTTATCTCTTGTTGTTTTTCTTTGTGCTTTATAATATTTAAATGCTTCTTTTCGCCAGTTATTTGTTGCATCACAACAAACAACCAGATCACCATATTCTTCATTAAATTTATGATGATACATTCTTATAGTATTTAAAATAGAATGTCTGACAAAATCTTCAGACATTGATTTCTTATTCATCATCACATTCGCAATAACGATTTGTGAATAATCAAGTAGTATCATTTTACAACTTTAAGCAGTATAGTTTCATTGTTAATACGACCCGTTAAGTCTTTTTCTTTGGAATTAATAGATTCGTATTGTCTTTTAATAGCAAGTTTACCTCCAGAAAGCATTTTTGATAATACTTCTTCTGGTTTTCTTACTTTTTTACACTTAGAAAGTGATGTATCAAATCCTCGGAGAGTACTTCCTTTTACAGATAGTCCTGCATGACCTTCTGCTTGATACACACCAAGTTTACGATACTTTGAATTGAATACATACAATCGATCAGCACCAACAATCTCAGATGGGTTGATAGATGCTATTTTATATTCATCATCATGTTTTTTGTAATTTAATTTAGCAATTTGTTTCGAAACTGAAACAGGTTTTTTCTTTCGTGGCTTTCTTTGCTTATTAGCATTTGCAGAATAACGTTCACAATCATCAATAATTGATTGAATATAATTCTCATAACTAACAAGTTGTTTCTTTTTCATATGAGCAAATGCTTCAGCAATATCCTCATCTGTAGGAATTAATCTTATTTCTTCTAGATAAGGTTCAAATTCTTTTGCTATCTTTTTAGCAATCAATCCTTTTACATTATTACTAACCAACCAATCATATACGCTTATAGTCGGCTCATAGTTGTTGTCTACAAAATCATCTATAGATTGTTCTAGTTCAGAAGCATATAGTGATACTTGTTCTTTTATATGTTCTTGTATTGAAGGCCTATCGTTTCCATTAATTTCTTTTTCAGCAGATTTTTCTTTTGAAACAAGTTCGCCTTTTTTCTTACTATAGTCAATAAGTTTACTAATTTTTTCTACATACTCTTGAGGAAAATGTTCATATCCTCTCATAATCATTCTAGCAAGAAACCCTCCACCCTTCAAATGAACAACGTTTGGTCCATCAACAAGAAGTCCACCTTTTCCCCATGGAAAGGATCTTACTTTCTGAATATCTTCTTTACTATATCCAGAATGTTTCATGTATTCCAGCATCCATTTTTTAGATTGATCTGCTTCATGAAAATGGCTATACCAATTCAATCCATGCATGATATCAGATGGCGTAGAATTTTCATCAAAGACTGGTTCTGTTCCCATCTTCTGTTCATCAAAGGTTCTTCCTGAACCAATAACTCTTTTAACTTTTTTTGTTAATAATGTCTTCTTTTTTAATTTCTTCTTCGACATAATCTAGTTCATATGTTAAATTATCAAGAAAATCGATCCATTGATCAATTCGTTTTTCCCAACTATAATGAATATGAGCATATTCTAATGCTCTGTCAAGATTTTTTTGAACATCTTTTGTCCAATATGAATCCATAACATCTTCAAGTGCATCAGCAAATCTTTCAACATGCTTATTTTTATTTTCTGTATAATTGTACATGTAAGCAAATTCACCACATGTTTCAGGTAAAGCACCATAATTAGAAGTAACAATAGCACAACGGGCCGACATTGCTTCCATGGCTACTCTACATGAAGTTTCTAACCAAGTAGATGGATATGCTAATATATGCATATTTTTCCAATGTTCTCTTAGTTCATCATAAGGAATTGCACCATAATACGTTACTCTTGGATCCTTTTCACACATTTCAAATAAAGGCTTGTATGCCTCATCATTTTTTTCCCAGCCATATAATTTATAGCTAGAAAAAACATGTAAATGAAAATCCGTTCTATCAATTAAATCTAAAGAAGCCATAAGAACATCAAGACCCCTTTGAGGAGTTGAAGCATATATTAATTGAAGATCCTTCGTTTCCGTTTCTTCATGTTTCGGAATAGGATCTATAGCATTCTTGATCACTACTCCATTATCATATGGTATACCTAATATAGTATTAAATTGTTGTTGTTGCCAATGACTAACAAAAATTAATTTATTAAAAAGATCAAGTTGAGTTTTAAGAATATTGTATGCGGGATCTTGTGCAAGATCATGAATCCAAAAAAGTCTACGTTTATTTTCTTCTATAGAATGGACTCTTGAAATCACAAATTGAAATTTGTCTTTATATTCCTCAGGTAATCTGCGGAATAATTCCATTGAAAGGAGTTCTGTTCCTCCCATAGAATTCTCCGCTAGATTTCCTTTTTCATGTTGAGGAATTTTCACATCTACATCATCTATCATAATTTACTTTCTAAAAATTATAACTCCGTTTATAAAATATATGATCATCAATTGTTACATTTTTTCTATATTGCTTTGACCACTTAGGATACTTGTCCATCCAATTAGCATGATAGTGTGTTGCACCATCTGTTATATCCATAAGTCGATCTTTGTGATCATAAAACCATTTTGCTATCGTTTGAGAAGTTCTCCATCCATATCCTTGTCTGGGATTATCTCCCATTCCATCACAATACCATGAAAATTGGCATCGATCTCTTTTTGGATGTCCCGAAGCCCAATGAGGACCTTCATATATTACATCGCAAAAACTATTAGGGAAATGATGTGAATCTACTCTATTTTTTGTTACAAAAGCAACTGCTAATTTTCCTGCAGTCGATTGGGTTGCCGCTTCAAAATATATATTTTTAGCTAAACACGTAATCTGTTCTTGTTGTTTCACGAATATATCTAAACTAGGATTTGTAACAGGTTGTGTTTTGACTAATGAGACTGATGGCAGATGTGGCATAACTTCTTTTGTGCTTGATTTTCCAAGTGTTGTTACTCCTGTTCCGCCTGATATCAGTAATGATGCGACAATTACCATCAAAAAAGCATAAACCTTTTTTAACATGTAATTCTCCGTTTTGTTAACGATTTCATGATTAACATTTCAATCGTATGTTTTATATTTATAACATTCTTTTTTTTGTATTTTCGATTGTTTTCTTAATCCTTTCAATCTTTTTCTTTCTAATAGACTCTATTTTGTCCTTAGAACCGGTAGAAAGTCCTTTATCTTCCATAATAGCAACTGTTAATAATTCATTAGCTTCATGCATTTTAAGGGTGTTTTCAAGCCTTTTTATAGACCTTTCTTGTCTATCACGTTTTTTATTCAATTTCATATATCCTTTTTTGATCTAATTTTCACTATACTGCCTGTATATCCATCAGCAGTTTTATAACGTAATACAGTTTCAATATAATAATCTGTTCCATGCACAATTCTTATTTCGGTTTCTTTTCTTTTTTCTTTTCGTCTTCTAATAGGCACCTATTCCATCCGTTTTTATAGAAGCATGATACCCCTGTTTTTCCATTGACCTAGCAAAAATAACGGCATCTTCTCTAGTTTGACAAAATCTTTTAATTATTTGATCTTCAGGTGGTCTAGTCCATTTTAAATTTTCTCTAATTTGAGCATGATTATTCAAAGTACTTGATTCTTTTCTAAAATACTCTACCCAAATATTCATAATATTCCTGCTTCTAATCTACAAGTATATGCTAAAAATAAACCCATAGCAAGTGCAAGAGCCCAAAACATTATTTCATTTCTATTAAACATAATCACCCATATGGTCTTTTTTCTTTATTATAAATTATATTATCTTCATCTACACATTGTCGATAAGGATGTTTATAATCAGTATTCCATCCTGCTCTAGTGCCTCTTTGTAATCCATCTCTCTTTTTTTCCCAGTAACCATA